CTTTGCCCGTCTCTGGGGCAATCATGAAAACTGCTATCACGAAGTAGGGTTTGAAGCAGCTTGGGCAAAACGCCAAGGCGAAAAAAGAACTTGACACTGCTTTAATTTTCTGTTATACTAATAGAAACAATGGAGCATTCGTATGAACAAACTTAAACTACTAATTATTGGTCACGGGCGTCACGGCAAAGATACTGTATGCGAAATACTACGTGATAAGTATAATTACAGTTTTGAAAGTAGTAGTCAATTTTGTTCAAAGCTCTTTATCTATAACGATTTAAAGGACAAGTATGGATACGCTAACGAGGAAGAGTGTTATGCTGACAGGCATAATCACAGAGCAGAATGGTACAATGCTATCTGCGATTATAATGTTCCTGACCCAGCACGTCTAGGTAGAGAAATGTTTAATGCGTATGATATCTATTGCGGCCTACGCAATAAGAAAGAATATCATGCCATGCGTAACACTGAAGTATTTGACTATGCTATCTGGGTTGACCGCAGCGACTATCTACCACTTGAATCAAAAGATAGTATGAGCCTAGAACAATGGATGGCTGATTATACAATTGACAATAATGGCACATTAGAAGATCTACAGTTCAATGTAGATCAGTTGATGAACTACCTAGACACTTAAACTAGAAGTCAGGACGCAAGTCTCCTTGCTTCCATTTAACGCCTTCTTTTTGTAATATGCGCTGACAGTTGGCGCAAATAGTTTTAAGATTACTTGGACGACAGTTATTTAACTCTCCGTCTATATGAAACACATTGAACTGCTCCGAGTGTTTACTCTTAAAGGCACACTTTTCGCAGGTATCTTTTTTTACGTACCCCGACTGCTTCCATTTAGGTACCCCATGATTAACTCCGTTGCGTAAACACACTTCGCAGAGCTTACGATAGTAAGTTCTGTTTTCTTTTTTGTAGTTTATAGCAGCAGGACGCTGCCCGCAGGCGCATAAAGGTCTCATACTTTATTTACCTCACCTTTAGTTCCCCTTTTTCTCGGCGTTATTGGTATGATTTTAATCATTAGATACTAAATACACATAGCAATACATATCCAACAGGAGAAATAACATGGCATTAGTATCACCAGGCGTACAAGTTAACGTAATAGACGAAAGCTTCTACACCCCATCCGCAGCCGGAACGGTACCTATGATCTTTGTTGCTTCTGCTAGTAATAAAACTAGCAGCTCGGGCGCAGGGGTTGCAGTAGGCACATTAGCAGCAAACGCAGGAAAACCATATTTAATCACTAGCCAACGAGAGCTAGGCGAAACATTTGGCGATCCATTATTTTATTCAGACAACAACGGTAACATGATTCATGGTGGCGAACTTAACGAATACGGCTTACAAGCCGCTTATTCAGTATTAGGTGTTACTAATCGTGCGTATGTTGTAAGAGCAGATTTAGACCTTTCTAAACTAGAAGCAAGTGCAACAGCACCAGCTGGCGAACCAGCTGCTGGCGCAAATTGGTTTGATACACAAGTTAGCGCATTTGGTATTTTAGAATGGAACAATGCTCCAGTAACAACAACTGGCGGACAGAGTTTTTCAACTGTTGCCCGTACTGTGCTTGTTGAAGCTTCGGACATTGATTCTGTAACTAGCGCACCTAAGACTGCAATAGGTGCAATCGGTGATTATGCAGTTGATGCATCATTTACTGATAACAGAGTATTTTACAAAAGCACAGGCAATACAGCAGCCGGAGTTGTAGCTGGCGAGTGGGTCCAAGTAGGTAGTGAAGATTGGAAAGCTGGGTTAGCTGCTGTCCGTGGAACTATTTCCAATCCAGTATTATCAAATGGCGATTCGATTACTATTAACGGAACACAAGTTGTTCTTGCAGGGACTACTATTACTGCACTAGCAACAGACATTAATGGTTCTGGCATTGCAGGTATTACCGCAGCAGCAGTCAATGGCGCATTAGAAATTTATTCAACAGGTGTTGACGTTGTTCTAACTAGAAACATCGGCGGACTACTTGCTGATAGCGTTCCATCATCTGATACAGGTGCATTAGGTATTACTGAAGGAACATACAGTGCTCCTAGAGTAGCTATTGCTCCTCACACACAGGTACCTGAATACAAATTAACTGATGCTGCACCTGCTCCGTCAGGGTCTATATGGGTTAAAACTACTACACCAAACGGTGGAGCAAACTTTAGCGTAAAACAATACAATGCAGACACTCAACTATGGGGAACATTATCAGCACCAGTATATGCAACTGCTGAAGGCGCATTAAGAGGGCTTGACGCAAGTGGCGGCGGTGCAAATTTAGTAGCAGGTGACGTTTATATTAAATCAAACATTAACGAACTAGCAAGTGCTGTTGTTGACTATAAGATTTATAGCAGAGTATCATCAGGTGCAACTAGTATTTCAAGTGCTAGAATTACAACACAACTTGCAGCTGCCGCTTACACATTTGACTTAGCAGAAACAGTTGTTGGATCAACAACTAGAGTTAATAAAACAGTATCAGTAACTACAACTGGCGCTATTACAGACGCTGACGTTGTAGCTGGCGCAATTAACTCAACAGGATTTACTAACATTGTTGCATTAGTCGATGCATCAAACAAAATTGTTATCCAGCATAAACTAGGTGGTGACATCCGTATTGCTGATACAGTTGGATTCCTAGCATTGGCTGGTTTTGCAACTAGTGGCAATGGTGCCACAGCAAACTTATATGATGCACCAACTGGTGACGCTGTTAATGATTGGGTTGCTTCAAACTGGAAGCCAATGACTTATACTGCATCAGCTGATGCGCCTGCTAGTTTAACAGCAGCCGGCGAACTATGGTATAACTCAATTGTTGACGAAGTTGACATGCTAGTACATGACGGCGCTACCTGGACAGGTTACCGCAATGTATATCCTGACACTAACGCAGCAGGACCTATCGTTGCTGCAACTGAGCCTACTGTACAAACAGATAATGTTACTAACTTAGTTAACGGTGATATTTGGATCGATACAGCAGACGTTGAAAATTATCCAACAATTTATCGTTACAATCCTACTATTGCAGCAACCGGCGCAAGTGGTTGGATCTTAGTTGATAAAGCTGATCAAACTACAGACAACGGTGTACTATTTGCAGATGCTCGTTGGAGTGCCGCAGGTAGCAGTAGTGCAGAAGCTACTATTGAAGTACTACTAGAAAGCGATTACTTAGATCCAGATGCACCAGATCCGGCACTATATCCAAAAGGTATGTTGCTATGGAACCTACGCAGAAGCGGATTTAATGTTAAGCGTTTTGTACGTAACTACATTGACGTAACAGCCGACAACGGTCGTTACCAAGTTATCGGTCTAAGCGGTTCAGACGAAGACGAATCAATGACACTTTACTATCCGCATCGTTGGGTTACTGATTCAGGTAACAATGAAGACGGTTCAGGTACATTTGGACGTCACGCACAGCGTAAGAGTGTTGTACAAGCACTACAAGCATTAGTTAACAGTAACCAAGAAATACGTGACGAAGAAAGCCGACAGTTTAACTTAATGGCTGCTCCAGGGTACCCAGAGCTAATTGGCGAAATGATTACACTAAACTATGATAGACGCTTAACAGCATTTGTTATAGGCGATACACCAGCAAGACTAACACCTGACGCAACATCATTAAATGAGTGGGCATCAAATGTTAATTTAGCAGTTGAGGACAACGATGATGGTGCAGTTAGCTATGATGAATACATGGCCATGTACTATCCATGGGGCTTTACAAGTGACAACGCAGGAAACAACGTAGTTGTTCCTCCAAGTCATATGGCGCTACGCACACTGGTACTAAACGACCAAGTGGCATTCCCCTGGTTTGCTCCAGCAGGCACAAGACGCGGCGGAGTTACTAACGCATCAGCAAGTGGTTATATCACAAGCGAAGGCGAATTCCAAAGTGTTGCACTAAACACTGGACAACGTGATATACTATACAGTAACAATATAAATCCAATTACTTTCATTAGTGGTGCAGGTTTAGTTGTTTTTGGTCAAAAAACTCGTGCAAGAAATGCAAGTGCTTTAGATCGTGTTAACGTAGCACGTTTAGTTGTTTACTTACGTGGACAATTAGAACTATTAGCAAGACCATACTTGTTTGAACCAAACGACAAGATCACACGTGATCAAGTCAAAGCAGCAGCGGATTCACTATTGCTAGAACTAGTTGCATTAAGAGCACTATACGACTTCTTAGTTGTGTGTGATGAAAGTAACAACACACCAGCAAGAATAGACCGTAATGAGCTATACTTAGATATTGCTATTGAACCAGTAAAAGCTATTGAGTTTATATACATACCGCTTAGAATTAAAAACACAGGCGAAATTGCAGCACTAGGTTAATATGCGCATATTATGAGTGGGGAAAGTTCCCCACTCATATAAGCATAAATACAAGTGTAATAGGAGAATAGAATGCCAATCACAACTTTACAAAATATTAGTATACCTACTGAGGGCGCAGGATCGAACTCATCATTATTGATGCCTAAACTGCAATACCGCTTTAGAGTATTTTTAGACAACTTCGGTACAACTGGTGGTCCAGACGGAGTTAGAGAGATTTCAAGACAGGTAGTAGATGTAACTCGTCCAAACCTATCATTTGAACAAATGACAATCGAGGCTTACAACTCAAGAACATATCTTGCTGGTAAGCACACATGGGAACCAATATCCCTTACACTACGTGAAGATGCAAACAACAATGTACAAAAAATTGTTGGTCAGCAGCTACAAAGACAGTTTGACTTCTTTGAGCAATCTAGTGCAGTGTCAAGTGGTACTTACAAGTTCCAAACTAGAATTGAAATTCTAGACGGTGGCAACGGTGCTACGGGTGCAAATGTAATTGATCGTTTCCACTTAGTAGGCTGCTACATCGAATCAGCTAATTATAATACATTAGCATATGCTACAAACGAAGCAGTAACAACATCATTAACTATCCGTTATGATAATGCTATTCAGTTCGGAGCAGACGAAGACTTTGTAGGCGTAGGCGAACCAGTAATACGTTCAACAAATGCTTCAACAGGCGGCACAACTGTTACTGGCTAACACTTAGTTGGTTGGTAATCTATTTAAAACGAGGATTGTTAGTTCGGTCCTCGTTTTTTATTATATGCACTGTTAAATTACAAGGATAAATATTATCATGAGTGTAAAAGATCCTTACTTAACTAACGTTGACCTTGATGTACATCTACGTGATGCACGTCATGCCCACCAGCTATATACACAGCACAATTTTGCATTTGCACCTAAGACAAAATTTTTATTTCATGTGGTATTTCAGCCGCGACCCGAAGTAGGAAATAGTGCAACTCGTAATGCATTTGCGTTCCAAAAAGAAATTGGAGTATTGGCTAAGAGTGCAGACCTTCCATCGTTTAGAGCAAGTGTTGATAACAAACAGCAATATAACCGAAAGAAGAATATACAAACTCGTGTCGATTACAGCGATGTTAATATTACATTTCATGATGATAACACCGGTGTAACTAGAGCGTTATTAGAAGAATATTATAGATACTATTTTGATGATGGAAATAAGACTTTAAGTAACAGTGAAGGTGCTTACAATCCTCGAGACAAGTATTTTAAGCGAGTTCCTAACTACGGTTTAAATAATGGTAAAACCGGACCGTTCTTTTCTTACATTACAATTTATCAACTAGCACGTAGACAATGGTTTGCTTATACATTAGTTAACCCGTTAATTACTCAATGGAATCACGGCAATGTTGACAGCAGCGACGGCTCAGCGTTAAATGAAAATTCTATTTCTGTAGCATACGAAGGTGTGCTTTACACTAATGGACAAATAGATGAAAATGGTCAGCCTGTAGGATTTGCAGATCCAAGTACACGATATGATCAGGTACCAAGTCCGCTGGGATATTTTGATGCCGAAATGAGTAACAATACATACAAACAAAACGACCCTGCATTACTTGATCCGTCAAGAAATATAGATCAATTTGCAATTCCAAGGATGAGTAATAGTGCAAGTACAGGGCCACTAGGTTCTGGATTATTAGACTTATTTGGAAAAATTGCACCCGGCGGCCTTGCACAAACTACAGTTCCAAAAATAGATAGCCAAAATTCAATCTCAATTTCTGGCATATTAAGTCGATCGATAAAAAAATTAACCGGAGCAGATATATCAACTCAGTTAAATTCTAATCCGTCTGCTAAAAAGAGTTTTGAAGCAAAGGCACTTAATAGCGGAGCAGTTGCAGGACTAAGTTATTCTCAATTTAGTAATTTAAGTTCTACTGCAAAATCAGCAGTATCGGATAATCTAGTAAATCAAGCAGCAGGCGGCGATGCAAAATTAGCAAACTTTGCGTCAGAAGCAATAAGCGCAACAAAGGTATAACATATGGCACGTTCAGATAATGTTAGTTCTGAATCAACATCCGAACTAACTAAAACATTTTTTAACAATTATTACAACACAACACTTTCTTATAATGCTAGTGAAGTTGATGCAGTTATTGGCTATTTCCTTAAAAGAGGATTTGAAAAAATTGCCGCAGTTAACACAGCTAGTGTATTGTTGCAACAAGCTAGTGTAGATCAAATTAACGTGCAACAACTATTAGATACGTTAAAAGGTATCAACGATGTACAGCTTAGTAATGTAGTTGCTCAAATTTTAAATTTAAATAGAGCTAAAACAAGCACACTAGGTTATAGATCTCCAGCAGCAACTTTACTATTTGATCAACGAAATATATTAGTATAATATGTCACGGTTTGCACAAGGTAAATTTAACCTAAAAAACCCAGAAAAATATATAGGAACAAAAACGCCTACATATCGTTCAGGATGGGAATTTACTTTTATGAAATTCTGTGATGAACATCCTGCAATCAGTCAATGGGCAAGCGAAGCAGTACGCATACCCTATCGTAATCCGCTAACTGGCAAACAAACAATTTATGTGCCTGACTTCTTTATTGCATATGCTGATAAGAGTACAAAGCAGCGTGTAGAACTAATTGAAGTTAAACCTAAGAATCAAGCTATGCGAGAAAACTTAGGAAACAGTAAGCACAATCAAGCACATTGGATCATAAATCAAGCCAAGTGGGAAGCTGCACGAGCATGGTGTAAGCAAAAAGGTATAATATTTCGTATTGTTACTGAAGATGATATCTTCCATTCTGGAAGACGAAGATAAATAATAGTAGCATATAATGGAATGGACTATGACAAAGAAATTAGAAGACTTATTAAACTTGCCTGATTCTAAAGAGATTATTAAGCAAGCAAAATCTCAAGAACAAGATCAAAAATCATACGAAATAGAAAAACAGCAAGAAACGTTTCGTGACATTGCAGAGTTTGATAAAATTGCCAGCGCATTGCCTGCTGTAAAAGGTTTGGGCGAGATGGCAGATAAAGAGCTTAATGAAATTGCTGACAAAGCAATGGCTGCATACGACGATTTAATGGACTTGGGTATGAACGTAGAAAGCCGTTATGCAAGTAGAGTATTTGAAGTTGCAGGCGGAATGCTTAAAACTAGTTTAGATGCTAAAGTAGCAAAGATGGACAAGAAGTTAAAAATGATTGAGCTGCAACTTAAAAAACAAGCAATAGATCAAAAAGCTAATACAGCCGACGGTAGTGACATGGTTAATGGCGAAGGCTATGTTGTAACAGATAGGAACAGCCTTCTAGAACGTCTTAAAGGCTTCGATAAAGATAAATAATTAAATAATAGACAGGATCATTGCGCAATGAGATCATTTAAAACAATACTAACTGAGTCAAAAAAGACTTATGAATTTAAGATAGGAATAGCAGGTGAACTTCCTGAAGGGTTTGCTGATCGATTAGAAACTGCATTGCAGAAGTTTGGTCTTGCTAATCTTAGTAATGGAAAGAAAACACCAATACAAGAACGTCCATTGGACTTCCCACAATTACAAAATATGGAAGTTACTTACTTTGAAGCAGAAGTAGAGTATCCGACCACAGTACAAGTATTGCACGAGTATTTAGGTAAAGCATGTACTGTTTCAGTAAGTCAAATAGTTGTTCGTAATCTAAACGAGCCAATAGAGCTGTATCAAAATACAAAAGAAGATGCAGTATATGAGCCTATTTTAACTAAAGAAGACATGGGCGGTGAATCTGCACAACAGTCAGTAGGCGAAAACAGAGTAATGGATTTGCTCAAAGAACTAGAAACAGCTCGCAAAGAACGTGCAGCAACCCAGGAGAAATAATATGAATATGAAAGACATGATTCAGCGTATGACTGATATCGAAAACAACAAAACACAATTAAACGAATCAGCAATTGCTGAATGCGGTATGACAGAGATGCCAGCAATGGCTCCGATGAATCAAGGTACTCCTGTTAGTATGAACGTTAGTTTAAATGCTAGCGGTAAAGAACATGTTGACGATCTAATCAATATGATGAAGAACGCAGGCATGGGAGCAGCTGAGCCAGTTAGTTCTAAAATGCTATCACCGCGTATGGACATGGAACGGTTGTCAGCAATGATGGGCGAGCCGGATATGGATATGGGTCCAGAGATGGAAGAGCTTGAAGACGAAATTGAAGTCGAAGGCGGTGGCATAGACATGGATTGTCCAGAGTGCCGTGGTTCAGGCAAAGTAGACGGTGAAACATGTGACCATTGCGGTGGATCGGGTGAGCACTCGGGAGAAGTTGAATCTGCAGATGGCGGCTTCGGCGATGCAACTACTGAGCCAGACGAAACATATCAAGACACAGAATATATGACCAAAGATCTAAGTGGTGGTCTTAATCGTGAAAAGAAAAGCTATAAAGTAGTAGCAGGCGGCGATAATCCAATGGCATACAAAATGGAAGTAGAGGCTATTAAAACCGCACTACTAAAAGCACTGCAAGAAAAGAAGATGCCTATGGGTGCGGGCCCAGATGGCAAAAAAGGTACTGACGACGACAAGCCAGCTTTCCTAGACCAAAAGTCAGGTGATAAAAAAAACAAAGGCGGAAGCAAGCCTAAAAAAGGCCAAGTACCTCCGCAGTTTGCTAAAAAGAAATAAAACTACCACTCGAGATGGGAAGTTCAAATAGGACCTACGGGTCCTATTTTTTTGAGTAAATACAATATGGCAGCATCATTAGACGGCGTCTTAATTAAAAAGGCGAATAGAAAAGAAACATTTACCGAACAGCAAATTGCTGATCTTTTAAAGTGTATGGATCCTGACGAAGGTTACTTACATTTTGCACGTCATTTTGCGCACATACAGCATCCAAAAAAAGGTAAGCTGTTATTTGATCCGTACGAGTATCAATTACGATTAATGCACAGCTATCACAGCTATCGTTTTAACATCAATATGATGCCAAGACAAACAGGTAAGACTACGTGTGCTGCAATTTATCTTGCTTGGTATGCAATGTTTAATCCAGATCAGACTATTCTTGTTGCAGCTCACAAGTATACAGGCGCACAAGAAATTATGTCACGTATACGCTTTGTATACGAAAGTTGCCCTGATCATATTAGAGCAGGTGTTACAAGTTACAACAAAGGTTCAATCGAGTTTGAAAATGGTTCACGTATTGTAAGTCAAACAACAACAGGCAACACAGGACGTGGTATGAGTATTTCATTACTATACTGTGACGAGTTTGCATTTGTGCAACCTAACATTGCTGAAGAGTTTTGGACTTCAATATCTCCTACACTAGCAACTGGTGGTCGTGCCATTATTACTAGTACACCTAACTCGGACGAAGACACTTTTGCAACCATTTGGAAACAAGCAGAAAATAAGTTTGACGAACATGGCAATGAACAAGAGCTAGGTATAAATGGCTTCCATAGTTTTATTGCACGATGGGACGAACATCCAGACCGCGACGAAGAATGGAAAGCAACAGAAGTTGGCCGTATTGGAGAAGAAAAGTTCCGTCGTGAATACGGCTGCGAATTCCTTGTATTTGAAGAAACACTTATTAATAGTCTTAAACTTGCAGTAATGGAAGGCTCTGCTCCTATAATTAATATGGGACAAACACGCTGGTATAAGAAACCAACTGCGCAATACACATATGCAGTAGCACTTGATCCAAGTATGGGTACAGGTGGCGACAATGCTGCAATACAAGTATTTGAATTACCAAGTTACGAACAAGTTGCTGAATGGCAACATAATACAACTGCTATTCCCGGGCAGATAAGAGTGCTTGCAGATATCTGTAAGTATCTCGCACAGGAAACAGGGAACCCGAACGGAATTTACTGGAGTGTTGAAAACAACGGTATCGGCGAAGCAGCACTTCTCGTTATAAACGACTTTGGTGAAGAGGCTATTCCAGGTCTATTTGTTAGCGAACCAATTAGAAAAGGACACGTCAGGAAATTCCGTAAAGGTTTTAATACTACACACGGTAGTAAAATTACTGCTTGTAGTAGACTTAAAACCATGATTGAAAATGATAAGATGACTGTCAAGTCTAAACCTCTTATATCAGAGTTAAAAGGATATATTGCAACCGGATCGAGTTATCAAGCAAAAAGCGGAATGACAGACGACCTAGTAAGTGCAACGTTATTAGCGATACGGATGATGGCAGTATTAAAAGATTGGGATCCTAGGATATATAATACCTTTACACAAGCAGAAAGTATGGAAGATTACGAAGCGCCGATGCCCATTTTTATTAGTACAAACTATTAAAGAGTTGATAAATACATTATGCAGAATTTTGATAACATAAGTGAAGATCTTTTTAACAAAATACGCGGTCGATTCTCGAACGTAACAATCGGTGACGAGCAAGGCAACGTAACTAACGATCCTACAAAGGCTCGTTTTTTTGATTTTGATTACAATGGTTTAGGTAAAGTAAGTGTTAGTGTTAGTGAAGAAAAAGGACTAACTGTTATCTATTCTAAAGACTTTATGAAAAATGAGTCAGACTTAACACAAAAAGCATGGTACGAATTTTTAAAAGAATTAAGAGTGTTTGGTAAAAAACGCATGTTAGATTTTGACGTTAGAGATATTACCAAATCAAATCTAAATAAAAGAGATTATAAATTTTTAGCAAAAGCGCCCGAGGAAGAAAAAATGACTGAATCAAAAATGTACGGAACAAACCGTGTAAGCTATCAAAAGGTCGATGGTGCAAGAATAGTAGTTAAGCACACTGAAAGTATTAACACTGAGATTGCAGCAGGACGTACACGCAGCATCGGCGCAATTTACATTGAATCAACAGACGGCGAACGCTTTAAATATCCATACAAGCACTTGAGCGGTGCAAGAGCAATGGCCCGTCACGTAGCAGAAGGTGGTAAACCTTTTGATGATTTTGGTACACACATTACTGGACTATCAGAAGAAATGTCTAAACTGCGTAAATTTAAAAGTTACATGGGCCGTAGTGCTGTAATGGCTGAAAGTTTAGCAGGATACATGGACGCAGTTCACGATCGTATCAAATCAGTTAAAAAGACTATTGAGAGTTTACAAAAGCCAAACTATTATGCTGAAACATTTGCAGCATTTGAAAAGCCAATGATGGAAGATGTTCCTGCAGATGTTGCAGAGAATTGGATTGACCAACTAACTATTAAACAGTTTAACGAAGAACTATCAGATGTATTTCCTTACATTTACAAACTAGTAAGTGAAGTAACCAAAGCAAAGGCACTAGGTCCAGAAGAACTAGAAGAAGTAGCAGGCCCAGAAAAGTGCTGGCCCAATTACAAAAAAGACGGCACACAAGCTGGCACAGGTAAAAACGCTGGCAAGCGTGTAAACAAATGCGTACCAGAAGAGATTGCACTAGAGCAAGGCTTTGAAGAAATGATGGGCCAGTTTGGCGAAGGCCAAGAAACAGACGAAGCAGAACAACAAGTAGACGAAGCATATATTAATACAAGTAAAGATGCTGTAGAAGTTTTAGCTAACTTACGTAAGATTGGTAAATCAATTGAACGCGGCCAAGGCGAGTACGAAGGCAACTTAGCAAATGAGTATGCTAACGATGTTTGGGATGTGTACAGTTTTATTGAAGCAAGAACAAACGGCTTCCAAGGCATTGACAAAAATGCAAAGGCCGCAATCGATGCAATGATGGATCTGCGCAAAGAAGCAAAAGGCATGGAAACTAAAACAGGCTCAGGCAAGAATGGGCAGTTTGGCAATCAAATTGTAAACACACTATACCCTGTAATGGAGTATCTATATACAACTAAGTTTGATAGAAACGCTAAAGAAGGCGACGGTAGCAAGGACGAAGAAGAACAAAAGACACCATTAGGCGAGTTTATTCTCAGCTACTTTGACAAAGAAACAGGACACTTTCCAAAAGGCGAAACAGCAGTATTAACAATGATTGAAAAAGATTACGGTGAGCAGTTTATAGAACCTGCTAAGGCATTTATGGAACAAATAGGCGCAAAGTTTGAAGAGTTCCAGATGCGCACACAACCACAGCAGATGGAAGCACCAGACACAGGCGAATACGATAGAATACGTGAGTTAGCTGGCTTAAGATAAGTTAGCTAACCCACTTATAAGTTTTTATGTTTTTTCTTTAAAAAAAGACTTGACAAACGTTGTAGACCAGTATATAATTATAACTGTGCTATAACACTTAAAGGCACTTGTAGCAATAACGCTACAGCACATAGGCATAACATTGGAGGCATTAACTATGGCATCATTAGCAGAAATCAGAGCTAAACTTAAAGAGCAAGAGACCCGTGCAACAGGCGGCTCAAACGGATCACAAGGTCCAAACCCAATTTACCCATTCTGGAATATCAAAGAAGGCGAGAGTGCAACTTTCCGTTTCCTTCCTGATGGCAATACAGACAACACATTCTTCTGGGCAGAACGTTTGATGATCAAACTTCCGTTTGCAGGTATTAAGGGTGAAACAGACTCTCGTCCAGTACAAGTACAAGTTCCGTGTATGGAAATGTATGGCGAATCATGCGGCATTCTTAACGAAGTCCGTGGCTGGTTTAAGGATACGTCACTAGAAGACATGGGTCGTAAATATTGGAAAAAGCGTTCATACGTATTCCAAGGATTTGTAACAGACAATCCTCTTAAAGACGATCAAGCTCCGGAGAATCCAATCCGACGCTTTATTATTGGTCCACAGATCTTCCAGATCATTAAGGCGGCATTGATGGATCCAGACATGGAAGAATTGCCAACAGATTATACTGCTGGTGTTGACTTCCGTCTTAACAAAACATCTAAAGGTGGTTATGCAGACTACGGCACAAGTAATTGGGCACGTAGAGATCGTCCACTTAATGATGCAGAAATGCAAGCCGTTAACACACATGGTTTGTTTAACTTGTCAGACTTCCTTCCTAAGAAGCCAGACGCAACTGCTGTAAAAGTAATGCAAGAGATGTTTGAAGCGTCAGTAGACGGTGAAGCATACGATGCAGATCGTTGGAGCAACTACTTCCGTCCTGCAGGCATGCAGGCACGTACAGGTGATCCTACTAAAGAAGCAAGTGCAGGCGCAACTGCAACTAGCCAAAGTGCTCCAGTAGCAGAAGCAGCACCTTTTGAGGCAGATGTTAAAGTAGCAGAAGCAGCTATTGCAGCACCAGTGGCAGCACCAGCGGCCGCAACTGGCGGCGCAAGTGACATTCTTGCAATGATCCGCTCACGTCAGAACGGTTAATAAAAGCAAACAAAAAAGGGTTGCATCTTTAAAAAGCAACCCTTTTTAGTTGCCCTACGTTACAGCTTATTAGGAGAAAAACATGGCTAAATCATTTGATGTTAGTAAGTTCCGCAAGGACTTGACTAAAAGTATCTCAGGCATGAGTGCTGGATTTAACGATCCTACTGATTGGATTTCAACAGGATCATATGCACTAAACTATCTTATCTCAGGAGACTTTCACAAAGGTGTTCCGCTAGGTAAGGTAACTGTGTTTGCAGGTGAATCAGGAGCAGGTAAGAGTTATTTCTGTTCAGGTAACATTGTAAAACACGCACAGGATCAAGGCATCTTTGTAGTACTAATTGACTCAGAGAACGCACTTGATGAGAGCTGGCTACAGGCTCTAGAAGTTGACACAAGTGAAGAAAAACTTCTTAAACTTAATATGTCAATGATTGACGATGTAGCAAAAACTATCTCAACATTCATTAACGACTACAAAGCAATGGCGGAAGAAGACCGTCCTAAAGTATTGTTTGTAATTGACAGCTTGGGTATGTTGCTAACACC